TTAGGGAAGTTGCTAACGCTCTGTATGAAAAGGCCGTTGGTGGTGACACTACCTCTATAATTTTTTACCTGAAGAAAAGAGATAGAGAGTCTTGGGGTGATGAGTATATCGAGCCAGTAAAAGAGATTCCCCCAATCAATATAATCGTGGATGCCGATGCAATTAACAAAACCGCAGTCTGAGATATTCTTATCTAAGGCTCGATTTGTTTCTGTCGTTGCTGGCAGGCGATTTGGTAAAACCTTTACAGCTACTGCTGCTCTGCTTAGGGCAGCTATATCTGGCGACAATAAGAACGTCTGGTATGTTGCTCCCACCTATGGGGCTGCGAAAGAAATATGCTGGAACATGCTGATCAGCACTATCCCGACAGAGTATATTGCCAAGACCAACGAAACCTCGCTGACTATCAAATTAATTAACGGGTCATACATCGCGCTAAAAGGCGCAGAGAAACCCAACAACCTGCGCGGACGAGCTTTGGACTATATTGTCCTTGACGAGTTTGCGGATATGCGCCCAGAGACTTGGTACGAAGTATGCAGGGCATCTCTATCAGATAGGCAGGGGGGTGCGCTGTTTATCGGTACACCTAAAGGTCGCAATCACTTCTATGATCTTTGGGCATCTGGGATTAATGGCGAAGGAGATTGGGAGTCGTTCCAATACACAACCCTTGAGGGTGGCAACGTACCGCAGGAAGAGATTGACGCTGCCCGTCAAGACCTAGACGAGCGAACATTTAAACAGGAGTATGAGGCAGCATTTGTAACCTACGCTGGCCTTATCTATTACGGCTTTAATCGCGAAGAGTCTGTATTGGCGATTGATGACGATAGTGGTACACTCCACATTGGGATGGACTTCAATTTAGACCCCATGTCAGCCGTCATCTGTATTCGTAGAGGCGGGACGCTGATTGCCGTTGACGAGATTGTCATGTACGGGTCTAACACTGATGAGATGGTTGCGGAGATAGTAGACCGCTACCCTAGACGAAATATTATTGTCTACCCAGACCCAGCATCAAGACAGCGGAAAACCTCTGCTGGTGGTCGAACTGATTTGTCGATCTTACAAAACGCAGGATTTAGCGTTAAGGCGAAAAACTCGCATGCATTGGTTAGGGATCGGATCAACGCTGTGAATAGTCGTTTACTGTCAAGTGATGGTGAGCGGCATTTGTACATCAGCCCGAAATGCAAGCAGACGATTAAGTCACTTGAGAGGCAGACATACAAAGAAGGTACAAGCATTCCCAATAAAGAAGATGGCTACGATCATATGAATGACGCGCTTGGCTACTTAGTGGAGTACTTGTTTCCTGTTCGCACTGAATACGCCACACCACAACCACAAAGGTGGACTTGATGAGATTGAACGCAGATACAACGCACCCTGATTATGATAAGTACGAAGCACGCTGGGAGTTTTATGTTCGCAGCTACATGGGTGGGCAAGATTACTTCAATGGCGCATACCTAACGCGCTACATATCCGAAACAACAGACGACTATGACCGCAGACTTGATCTGACTCCATTAGACAATCACTGTAAGAACATTATCCACGTTTTCAGCAGTTTCCTATGGCGTGTACCGCCTACTAGAGCATACAACAGCGCAGCTAATAACGTGGCCCTTGAGCCTTTCTTAAAGGATGCTGATCTTGATGGTCGCAGCTTTAATGCGTTTATGCGTGAAGCTCAGATTTGGTCTAGCGTGTATGGCCATGTTTGGCTAATGATGGACAAGCCTAAGTCTACAGCAGGAACGAAGGCAGAAGAGCTAGAGCAAGACATTAGGCCCTATGTAACCATGTTCACCCCTGAGAATGTTCTTGACTGGAACTATGCTCGAACCCCTAGTGGTCGCTTTGAGCTTGACTACCTGAAGGTCAGAGAGAGTGTTATCCGTGTTGATGAGACAACCACAGAGACATACTACCGCGTTTGGTATAAAGACCGCGTAGAGCAATGGCACTCAGTTAATGACCTAGACAAGATGATTGAGGTAGATGACAACGTGCTGGGTCGCATCCCTGCCGTGTTCCTACCTGCGCAACGCTCAGTCACTAGAGGCATAGGGATAAGTGATATAGCAGATGCATCCTATATGCAGAGAGCTATCTATCAGGAACTATCAGAGATCGAGCAGCTAATCCGTATCTCTAACCACCCGACACTGGTTAAATCATTTGGCACTGACGCAAGTGCAGGGGCTGGAGCTATAATCAATCTGCCCGATGATATGGACGCACAGTTGAAACCCTATCAGTTACAGCCTAGCGGTCAGAACCTAGACGCTGTACGTGCATCGATAACCGATAAGGTAGAGTCAATCAACCGCATGAGCCATATGGGTGCTGTGCGCGGTACTGATGCTCAGGTGATGTCTGGCGTTGCTATGCAGACTGAGTTTCAGATGCTTAATGCCAAGCTAGCGGAGAAGGCCGACATCTTAGAACTGGCAGAAGAGCAGTTGTGGCAGTTGTTCTGTGATTGGCAAGATGTCACCCCCGATGTGGAGATATTCTACCCAGACGCATTTGACCTGCGTGATTACGATAAAGAGCTACTATTCCTGCAGCAGATGAAGGCATCAGGCGTTAGGTCTGTTACTTTATCTCAGGAAATTGACAAGAAGATTAGCGATCTTATCCTTGATGATGAGCAGTTAGCTAGAGCGCATTCAGAGATAGAATCTGGCACACAGATGCTAGGTCAGTTTAACGAGCAGGTAGTTGAAGAAAGCTAATGCCAGCAGACGTTGATCACGTTGAAGAGCTTAATCAGATAGCTGATGCCCATCAGAGACAGTTAGCCGCAGCACTGGTTACTCTGGAGCAAAGGATTACTGAGTTGCTCGCTACAGCCCCATTGCAGGATGGCAACCTATTCGATTTAGAGTGGGCTATTCAAGCAAGGGCAGAGATACGGCAGATAGTTGAAGAAGAGTATCTTGCTGAGGTAGACAGAATAGTCAGGGAGTATACGGCTGTTGCTGCCAGTACCTATGAAATGCTGGGAACATACGGCACCTTCACACAACTTGATCCTCGCATCATAAGTCAATTGCAGTCATTGCAGTTTCAAGGCTTTCAAGATATAGGCGCAGAGTATCTGGACGCTATTAGTCGAGAGATATATAGGAACACTCTGACTGGTGCTAGTTTTGCTGCAAGCGTTCAGGTCATACAAGAAGTAGCAGGCGGCAGGCTTTCACAGTATGCAAAGCAACAGGTACACGATAGCCTTATGCAGTTCGATGCATCGGTTAATACTGCAATAGGCAAACAATCTGGCGCAACCAAATGGAAGTATGTTGGCCGATTAATTGCAACGTCGAGACCTTTTTGTCGAGAGCATGAGGGTAAGACGTTTACTGATGAAGAAATCCAAGATTTGTGGTCAGGCAGTTGGGCTGGTAAAGCCGCTGGTGACCCTTTCATTGTTCGCGGCGGCTATAACTGCGGGCATTCATTTAGACCAGTATTTGAAGAGGAATAATCATGCCACAAGGTAAAGGTACATACGGTAGCAAGGTTGGACGACCAAAGAAGAAGAAGAAAAAAACCAAAAAGTAAATATATGTTATAGTAAAGATTCACCAATACTCTTTAAGAGGTTCGTAACATGAGCGATGAAATCATGGAAACAGAAGCAGAGACTGAAACTGCGGCAGTAGAAACTCAGGAAAGTAAGACCTTTACTCAGGAAGAACTAGACCGCATTGTTGCGGATCGTGTTGCCAGAGAGCAGCGCAAGTTCGACAAACGACTATCTGGCGTTGACCTTGATGAAGCAAAAGAACTGCTGGCCAAGAAAGAAGCCGCAGAGCTAGAGCGACAGAAAGAACGCGGGGAGTTCGATAAAGTCCTGAAGCAAACGGTTGAAAAGAAAGACGCGGAGATACAGAGTTACAAAAGCAAGTTGCAGCAGACGCTAGTAGATGGAGCGATTCTGGGTGCGGCTTCTAACAATAACGCTGTGAATCCTAATCAAGTCTCTCAGCTACTAAAAGACCAGACCAGACTGTCAGATGACGGCACGGTTGAGGTGCTAGACGCTAACGGAGTGCCGCGTTACAATGACAGCGGTGATTTGTTATCAGTCAATGAGATGGTAGCAGAGTTCTTGACAGTAAACCCACATATGGTCAAAGCCTCCCAAGGTGGCACTGGCTCGATGGGTAACGCTGGTGGCTCGACGCAGAAGCCTCAATCTGTGGCAGATATGGTTGCTAACTGGGAAAATGGCGGGAAAGAAGCATTTGCCGCTATGAAGAAAAAGTAACCACCCAAACCACAATTTAATTTTATTTAGAGGCATTTATCATGGCTGCAACAACTTCAACAACTCTCGACGACCTGTTCGTCAATATCGTCGCTCAGGCTCGTTTCACTGCCGAAGAGCAATCACTAATGATGGGTCTGGTAACTCAGTACAACATCCAAGCCCAAGCTGGTAAGACCATTCAGGTTCCTAAGTACCCAGCAATCGCCGCTGCCGACTTGACCGAAGGCACCGACATGACCAGCACTACTGTATCTACCAGCTCAGTTTCTGTAACTGTTGGCGAAGTAGGCGCACAGGTTCTGCTGACTGACATGGCTACCTACGGCGACGGCAACCCTGCTGTTGAGCTGGGTACCGTTCTTGGTAACGCTATTGCCACTAAGATTGATACTGACCTGATTGCCCTGTTTGACGGATTCTCTGGTTCTATCGGTACTGCTGGCGCTGAAATCACTGTAGCTGATCTGTTCAAAGCTGCTGCTACTCTGCGTGCCAACAAGGTTACTGGCGTGATCAACGCTGTAGTACACCCTTATCAGGCTTACCAGCTGAAAGCTAACCTGACCAACACCTTTGCTAACCCCAATGGTGGCGACTTGCAGAACGAAGCAATGCGTAACGGTTATGTTGGTACTATCGCTGGCATCAACGTATACGAGTCTGCCAACGTAGCTATCGACGGTAGTGACGATGCTAAAGGCGCTGTATTTGCTCCTGAAGCTCTGATGATCGCTATGAAGCGTGACTTCAACATTGCGCCTCAGCGTGATGAGTCTCTGCGTGCCTTCGAGCTTAACGCTACTGCTGTATATGGTGTTGCCGAGCTTGACGATGCATTCGGTGTTGAGATTCTGTCTGACGCCGCACTGTAAGACTGACTGCCCCTTCTTCGGAGGGGGCTTTCTTACGAGGTTTATATGGCTATAACTTATCGCGGAGAAAGGTTCGAGGGCTACAACAAGCCCAAGCGCACCCCCAAGCATGACAGCAAGAGCCACGCTGTACTTGCTAAAGAAGGCGACAAGATAAAGCTAATTAGATTCGGCCAGAAGGGTGCAGACAATAAGCCACCCCGCAAGAATGAATCAGAAGCAGACAAGGCTAAACGCAGGTCGTTTAAGGCTAGGTTTGCGAAAGACATAGCAAGAGGCCGCAAAGATAAGACAGCATCAGCGGCATACTGGGCAGATAAGGTGAAATGGTAATGGCTTATTCAAGCGATGCAGATTTATTAAAACTGATACCCGATATTCTCGATCTTGGCATCGAGTCTTTTGTATTGGAACACCCGAAAGCACAGGCAGATATACAGCGCGAGCTACGGATTAAGTGGTGGCCCCGCAAGAATATAGCTGGTGAGATGGACAATACTAAGCTCACAGCAACGCAGTTTACAATGGTTTCGGCTTATTTAGTTCTATGGCGTTATGCCTTGCCGCAGTTGACTAACTGGGTAGATGGCGACCGATTTGGAAATATGATTGACTTCTACAAGGCGCGATATGGTGAAGAGCTAGAATCTGTATTGGCTGATGGCGTTGACTATGACGAAGATGGCGATGGCACAGTTGACTACGATGAGAAGCAACCTGTTGGACAGCGGTTAGACAGATAATGCAGGTCAAGATTGATACCAATGCTAAAGCGATTGCCAAAAGAGTAGGCAAGAAAGGTAAGGAGCTATCAGCAAGCGTCAAAAGGGCGCTATCGATCACTGCTCAAGTCGGTATTAATATTATTGAGGCTAGAACCAGTAAAGGTGTTGGCTTTAAGGGTGGAAAGTTTAAGAAGTATACGCCTATCTATGCTGCATTTAGGGCTAGTAGAGGCAGAAGCACAAACCCAGACCTACAGTTTACAGGTCAGATGTTAAGTTCTATGACATCAAGGGCAAGCAGCAGGCAGGCTGAGATATTCTTTACTAGAGCCACTGAGTCAAAGAAGGCTGCAATGAACAATAAGACTAGGCCGTTTTTTGGGTTTAGTGATAGGGAAGAAAAGCAACTGGGCGAAGTATTCTTTAGGGCGTTAAAATGAGTGCAAGAGAGAACATCGCAAACAATTTGGTCGCTACTCTACAGGCTGTTAAAACGCCAGTAGATATTAAGTATGTAACCAGAGAGCCGTTTGATTTTACTAAGTTATCAAGCGCACAGTTTCCAGCTATACTTGTCCGCAGTGCAGACGAAGATAGAGAAGATAGCAGCATCGGTGGGTCAATCACTCAGCGTATGGCTACTATCAATTACGAATTGATTTGCTACGTTAAAGGGTCTGTTATTGATACAGCCCGCAACAATATTATCGAAGCAATAGAAGAAGGTCTTGACGCTGATCGTTTGCGTGGTGGTTATGCACTAGATACGCAGATAACAAGAGTCGAGATTGATGAAGGTTCTATTGATCCCGTTGGTGGGGTTATTATGACAATCCGTGTTTTGTACCAGTACACTCGCGGCACAACTTAACTTTAATTAGAGGTAATTATCATGGCGACTAAAACAGGCGCATCTGGTGTTGTAAAAATCGCAGCTTCTGGCGGCTCTGTGGCCGTTGTGGGTGAGGTACGTTCTTTCACTTTTGATGGTTCAGCAGATACCATTGAAGATTCAGTAATGGGCGATACCGCACGATCTTATAAGGAAGGTCTAAAAACCAATACAGTTACTATCGAGTGCTACTGGGACGAAGCTGACGCACAGCAGCTTGTTCTTGATGAGCGTGCTTCTGTAGACTTTGAAATCTATCCTACAGGTACTGGCACTGGCGAGACTTATTTCTCTGGTGGCGGCATCGTGACTTCACGTTCTATTACTGGTTCTTTTGACGGCATGGTTGAAGCCAGCTTCTCCATCCAGTGCAGCGGAGCAGTAACTGAAGCAACAGCATAAGGGGATTAAACCATGGGATTAGCTAAAGAGTTACGCAGTAGAAGAAAGGTTGAGGCGCGAGAAGTACAGGTGCCAGAATGGGGTGACGAATCTGGAGCATTTAAGTTGTATTGCAGAAGCATTACCTGCTATGACTTAGACCAGTTGCAGAAGAAGCACCCCAACTTCCTGAACAACACCACAGTTGGCGCTATGGTAGACTTGATCGTTATGAAGGCAGAGGACGAGGGCGGCAATAAGCTCTTTACTTCTGCTGAGGATCGCATCGATTTGATGGGCGAAGAAACTAACGTAATCAGTGAAATCGCAAATCAGATGTTTGCACAGATTGAGTCTGTAGAGGCGGCTGAGGGAAACTAAGAAGCGATCAATCACGGATGAATTTATTGTCCTTGGCTGATCGCCTTCATATGAGCATAGAAGAAGCAGAGCAAATGCCTGTCAGTCACTTTAACGAGTGGCTGGCTTACTTCCAGATAATGAGCGAGAACAATGGCTGAAAATGTAAACATTACGATACGGGCATTCGATAAAACCAAGAAAGGTTTTGGCTCTGCAACTAAAGGCTTAAAGGCAATAGCTGGCTCTGTGTTTAGCCTAAGAACTGCACTGGTTGGCGTTGCTGGTGCGGCTGGATTTGGCTTATTGGTCAAATCATCTCTAAACGCTACAGATTCACTAGCAAAGACTGCTGCAAAGATAGGCACAACCACTGAGGCTCTGGGCGCACTAAGATATGCGGCTGACCTTACTGGCGTGGCAACTCAGACGATGGATATGGCCCTGCAAAGGTTTACCAGAAGAACTGCGGAAGCAGCAGCTGGTACTGGCGAGGCAAAGGGCGCTATCAAAGAGCTAGGTATTAACGCTCAAGAATTAAACAGAATGCCGCTAGACAAGCGAATGATTGTTTTGGCTGACGCATTCGAGAATGTAAAAAGCGAATCTGACAGGCTACGACTTGCCTTCAAGCTGTTTGACTCCGAGGGTGCAGCCCTTGTAAATACTTTGTCCCAAGGCAGTGACGGTCTAAAAGAAATGCTGGGCGAGGCTAAGTTGCTTGGCCTAACTATGTCAAGCACTGCTGCCAAGGGCGTTGAAGATACTGTTGACTCACTAACTAAACTCAAGAGCTTATTTAAAGGCGTTACTGATCAAACTGTAGCAGCTTTTGCCCCTGCCATAAAAATGATGGTAGTAAGGTTTACGGGCTTTCTTCAGCGTTCTATTGAGGCTAAGGG